TTGTCGATATATCTATTATCACCCCAAACCCCAAACCCCAAACCCTAAACTTTTTAAACAACTTTCCAAACAAACGAACTAATAGTTCATAAAATCCCCTTAAAACTGCTATAAGTTTACAACTCATAATAATCATTGGTTGGTTAATGAGTAACTTATTCACAGCTGCAGTTCAAAATTTAGTTACCCCTCAATTGAGGTCAGGACTTACCGACGGTAGTTCCTGGCCTTTTTTTGGTTTCAAACTTACCGAAGCTGGCAAGAAAGTCAACACCCATTCCGCCCTCGCCATTTCCGCTTTTTATTGCGCCGTGAATACCATCGCAAATTCGTTCGCCTTGCTGCCGCATTCCGTAATGATAAAAACCGGCAATACCAGGGAACACTTCACAGATCACCCAGCCGATTACCTCTTATACCGCGAGCCAAATTCACAAATGACCGCCTTCACCTTTAAGTTTATCCTGGCCGTTTCTGTTTTGATGAAGGGAAATGCCTATGCGCTTATCGTTCGCGACAATTCCGGGAACATTATTTCCTACAACTTCCTGGAGCACGACGATGTCAGCGTTTTGGAAAGCAACGGAAAATTATACTACAAATACAAAAATCAGGTACCATATTCAGCTTCCGAAATATTGCACATTCCAGGCTTTTCCTTTGATGGGATCACCGGGAAAAGCATCATTCACCACGCAGCCGATAATATGGGCGTTTCCCTGGCAGCTCAAAAATTTGGGAGTGATTCTTTGCAGGATCGCGGAATTTCACAGGGAGTTATTGAGACCGATCTTGCTGTAAAACCGGAAGGAAAAAAACGCATTTCCGAAGCCTGGACCGCTGCGCTTTCTTCCGGGAACAAACACCGGGCCGCTATCCTGGATGAAGGTTTTAAATACAAAAGCCTGGTCCTTTCTCCTTCCGATTCAAAATTTATTGAAACCTACGCTGCTTCAATTGAAGATATTGCCCGCTGGTTCCAGATCCCGTCCTACAAATTGCACATCAAAGGCGAAGGCGGTTATAATTTCATCGTGCAACTTTCTATTGAATACGTGCAATCGGCCATTATGCCTTTTGCTGAAAAATTCAAACAGGAACTGGAGCGAAAATCTTTCACCCCTTCCGAAAGGAAAAAAGGAGTGTACATCTTTCAGAATTTCAAAAAACTATTGCAGGCCGATCCCGCAGCGCGTGGCCAGTTCTACAAAGATCTTGTCTTTGTGCGAGCCATCACCCCGAATGAGATCCGCGAGCTGGAAGATATGAACCCTTCCGATGGCGGGGAAGAATTCCTTCAAATGAGCAATCTCTTGAATGAATCCCAAATTAAAAAAATGATTTCTGCTGAACCTAAAGAAAAAAAACAGGATGAAAACTGATAACATACAAATTAGGAATGCCCAGGTAAGGGCCGATGGAATTTCGGAAGAAAAACGCACCGCCCAGTTCGTGATCTCTACGGAAGCTGTCGATTCTTACCGTACCGTTTTCAAAATGGATGGCTGGATGCTCGACGAATATAACCGCAATCCTATTGTGGTCTACAATCACAATGCGCACGACAATAATCCTGATAACATCATTGGTACCAGCCGCGTATTCCAGGAAGGCGAACAGCTTATTGGCGAAGTAACTTTCGAAGATGCCGATACCAACCCGCTTGCCGAAAAGGTTTTCCGAAAAGTAAAAAACGGAACCTTGCGAATGGCCTCCATCAACGCAAAAGTCTCCAAAGCCCGTATGGGATTAAAAGACCAGGGCGAAGACCCAGATGTGGTGTATTTCACCCGCCAATACCTTCAGGAATGGAGCGTGGTATCTATCGGAAGCAATCCCGACGCCCTGAAACGAAATAAAGAAGAACTACTTATACTACGGGATGCCGTAAAGACGCCCGACCCGGGCGCCTCAAATAAAAGTAAAGACGACCTACAGGACGTCTCCAAAGAAAGAGTGTCACTTGATATTTTTGAGGCTCAATTAATTGTTAACAAAAACCGCTATTCAAAATGAAAACATTAGCAGAATTAAAGCAGGAGAGAGCCGCAAAGATCCAGGCTCAAACTGAATTGCTTGCCACGGTTAGAAGTTCCGAAAAAAAGGAATTCACCGCAGAGCAGCGTACCGCATTTGACGGTCAAACCACAGATATCCAACGTTTGGATGTTGAAATTAAAACTGCAGAAGCAGTGGATGCCGCTGAAAAACGCGCCGCCGATCTTTCTGGAAAAAAGATTGTTGAGCCATCTAAAGGTGGTGAAGAAAAAGAATCCAGGAATATTAAAGGTATTGCTTCTGTAACCCGTGCCTTGCGTATGGCTACAAATGGTAAAGCCCTTGACGGTGCCGAAAAAGAAATGAATGACCTGGCAATACAGGAAAGCCGTACTGCCGGAGTAGATGTGAATGAGAAAGCGATCCTTCATATTCCTATGGATATGTTGCGTTCTGCTTCACAAACCGTTACCGAAGATGATGGCCTTTATGGAGGTGAATTGGTGACAAACAATGCCCCACGGGTGCAAATGCCGTTTTCTGCAAAATCTTTCCTTGAAAAATTAGGGGCTAAAAGATTGAGCAACCTTTCCGGTGGTTCTGTGCCATTGCCTATAATGAAAAACTACTCCTTCCAGTGGTTGGGTGAAACAGAAACCATCACCAGGCAAAAACAAACAGTAGATCCTGCAATCCTTTCCCCTAACAGGGTTGGTGGTGCCGTTTCTATATCAAACAGGTTGCTTATGCAATCCGGAATTCCTGTAGAATCTGAAATTAGGAGCCTTTTGTTGGGAGGTTATGACCGCGCTTTGAATACTGCGGCTGTGAATGGTCCTGGTACCGGAAATTCACCTCTTGGAATCCTTAATACTTCAGGAGTACAACAATCTGCGGTAATTGCAGGAACACAAGCTTCCAGGGATTTGGTTCTTGAATTGATTTCCCTTTTGGAAAGTTCAGATGTTACCGAAGAATCCCTTGGATTCCTTCTTTCTCCACAATTGCGATACATCCTTCAAACAACATTGTTAGATGCCGGTTCCGGAAGATTTGTAATGGAACAAAGAAACAACTTGCAAGGGTATAACGCCGCTGTTTCCACATTGGTACCTGAATTGGCAACAAACAAGGTACTTGTTTATGGAGACTGGAGCAAATTGTTCATAGGTGAATGGGGTTCAATGAGCGTTGTATCCAACCCATATTCAGAAGACTTGGAAGATTCTGTAAGATTGGTTGCAAATGCACACGCAGGAATTGCAATAGCACAACCTGAAGCATTCGCTGTAAACAAATTCCTTACAGCATAGTAATAAATAATTAAACCCTTCCTGCCCTACCGGGAAGGGTTTCTTCTAAAAACATAAAAATGGCAAAAAAACAAATATCCAAAAAAGACCTAGTAGAAGTAATTGTGAACTGTCACAACCTTGCGGGCAAATATTTATTATCAGGAAATAAAGGTCAAACCATTAAGGTGGAAAAGAAACAAGCTGAAGAGCTTTTTTCTTCCGGAGATGGTTTAGAACCTAAAAAAGTTATAGCGCTTAATGCTGCTGCTGAAAAAGAAGCGGCCGACAAAGCAGCTGCTGAAAAAGCTGAAGATGAAAAAGAAGCCGCTAAGGAAGCTAAATAAAATTCAGGCCTTGAACCTTGAATTTTAAACCCTTTTAACCTTGAATTTTAAATTTTGAATTTATTATGTACAGAGTAGATTTCGGACCCACGGTTGCAGACTCAGAGATAGTATCCCTTGAGATCGCCAAGCTTAACAGCGGGATCTATTATGTAAGTGACGATGCTTTGTTGCAATTATTTGTAGATGCCGTGGCTTACGAAATTGAAAACTACATAGGCTATCCGGTATTGCAACGCGATGCCGCCGTGGTTACTTTGAGATATTGGGAATTGAGTTACAGACTTCCCCTGGTGTTTAATGAGATCACTACCATCACCTATAAGAATTTAGAAGGAACTGAAACCCCTTTGGTTGAAGGTATGGATTACGTGGTATTTGGAGATGATTTCTCACTATTAAATGAGAGCCCCGCCAATTTTAAAGGCCCCATCACCATCACCGGTAAAGCAGGATACGCAAATGCCGATATCCCGAAAGATATGGTAGATGCCGCCTTGCTGATGTTTTCCGAAAGGGAATTATTCCGCGAAAATCGCCCGGTAAAATTGAATACAGCAGCCCAATCAAAATTGCGCCCGTATAAAAAATATTGATCCGTAGATCCGCCCTACAGGGCGTATCATACAGGTGTTATAAAAAAAGAGAATGGAAAAGATACCCTTTGCCGGCTTAATGAATCGAGAGGTTGAGTTTTTCAAAAATGAAAAACAAAACACCGATACCAATGAGCGTGCAACAGTGGCAGTTTCCCTTGGAAAAAAAAGAGTGCAACGCATAGATGTTTCAGGCAGGGAAGAAGAAGATGGAAAGATAATGAGCCTTTCGGTATGTAAATTCATTTTGAGGTTTGACAAAGATGTTCTTATTAACGGCACAAAATATTACATACAGGATCTGGACGGAAAATACCAGGTAAACAGCATCAACATTACCGGCCCAGGCCGTAACAGGTTCCTTGAATTAAAATGCAGCAGCCGTGAGTAATCAGGTAGATGTATTCCAGGTAGAAGGTTTTGAAGAGCTGAACCGAAAGTTAAAACAACTTCCGGACAAAGTTAAGAGAACCGAAGTCCTGAAGATCTTCCGAAGATTGGCAAAGCCTATTGAACAGGCGTATGCTGCGGAATTGCCTGTAGGAATAAAAGATAAAAAACGATTTGGATCGCTGTACCCAAAAGGAACGCTTTCAAAATCGGTAAAGACAGAAACAGTCTCTTCCAGAAGAGCAGGCGGCAATCCTTCCATAGCGATTCGCCCCGGCAAAAAAGGAAAGTACGATAGCTGGTATAAGTTTATGGTCGTGAAGAAAGGAACTAAAACAGGCAGTATTGCCCGTGGCAGCAGGATAGGAAAAAACACGGTAGTGGAAGATGCAAAAAACCGCGCCTGGAACAAAACCCAGGGAAGGACCACGCAGGAAGCAACCGATAAAACGGCCGCATACATTCAAAAACAAATAACACGATTAAACAATGCTTAAAACCGCAAAACATATCACCACTACCCTATCAGATGCCGCTATCCTGGCATTGGTTACCGGCGGAATATACTGGGAACTGGCAGACCAGGACGCGGCGATGCCTTTTGCAAATTACAGTTTTAAGGCATCCAAGAAAATCACCAAGGACGGCATCCGGGAATATGAAGTAAAGCTCAGGGTATTTGCCGAAAACCTGAACGCAGTATCCACAATTGCCGAAACAATTTCCGAACGCCTGGACCTTACTTCTAGATGGAAGGAAAACCCCGATTTTATAAATATGGGATATACAGACAATGAAGCAAAAGAAGCATTTATAGAACTCACATATAATTTCAAACTATAAAATATATCATAGTACATACGCCCTATTAGGGCGTATCAACGGGAAAACCGCCTTATAGGGCGTTTCAACTATAAACTTTAATACCTAGAAACAATGGCAGATGAAAAAATAATCAGTGGCCAACTTCGGTTGAGAATATCAGACAAAACAGTCTACCACGCAACAGGAGTGCAGTTATCCTACACGCGCTCAACCAAAGAACGGATCACCAAAGACACCAACGGCCGTGAGGAATCAAAAGGCATTATGTCCTTTTCGGTTTCCGGTGATGCTTTGGGAGTGTATGGATCTGACGGTACCACCGCCCACGACTTTGCAGCATTGTTCGCCATTATGAACGATGACACCGATGTGAAAATTCCAGTGGAATTCTTGCCCGATGAAACCGATGCGACTTTCAAACTAACCGGAGACGGCGTGATGAAGTCTTTGAACCTGAACGCCAATGTCGATGAAGATGCAACCTGCAGTTTCACTATCGACGGCGGAAGATTGGCAATAGTGGAATTACCAATCATATAATACAAAAGGATGGGAACTACTATTGAGATACAAGGCAAAAAATACCCGTTGAAATACGGGTATGGCGCCTTTCGCTTATTGGGAGAAACCTGGGAATGTCCCAGCGTGCAGAAAGTAGCCAAGAAGTTTCAGGAAATATTCCCTGCAGCCGGGATAGAAGATGTGAGTTTTGAACAGGCCAACGCCCTTGGAGAACTTGCATTGGCGGGAATTCAAAACGCTTTGCCGCGTGCCAGATGGCAGGACCTTCCGGAACTGGACGACGTGGTAAACGAACTCCTGTTTCAGGATTCCACAAAAATCAACCTGGTAATGACCGCTTTTACTGAAAGCTTCCCGAAGTCGGGAAACGCGGAACCTCGCAGCCCGGCGAGGAAAGCAGCGACAAAGAAGAAGTAGAAGAAACCTGGGACGACCTCGAAGAAATTGCCCTTGGAATTTTAAGGCTTTCTGAAAGTGAATTCTACCAAATGACACCACGCACTTTTGCAAATGTGCTAAAAGGTCACCAGGTAACACACCGGGAAAAACTCTCGATGCACCGCGAACAGGTAATGATGGGACTAATGCCACACCTGAAAGAATCGGAACGGAAGAAACCTATTTCAGTATTAATGCCTTTACCCTGGGAAGATGAATATAAAAAACTCCATAAAAATGCAAGTTTAAAACCGGAAGATAAAAAGAAAGTTAAAACAGATTCCTTGAAGGTTTGGGATAGGGCCGATGGGAAATTAAAAGATTGAAACCCGCCTGCCAAAGGCATCCCATCCCCGAGCGGTGTGACCCACCACTTAAAGGCAGCGGGTTTTGATAAAATCGCGGAGTGGAGCAGACAGTTAGCTCGTCGGCGTGCTTTGCCGAAGGTCATCGGGGCGGAACCGGTCTCCGCTACAAATAGAAATTATGAAAATAGAGATTGTTATATTAATATTTATAGCTATATTCGTAATGCGAAACAAACTTACTATATATGATAATTCTAAAATTTACGTGCCTAGGGATGGGCGAGAGGCTGAAAGTTCCTCAATCTTCTTCACCAAAAGTGAGTTGTTTCGCAGCGACCCATCCCGCCGTGCTCAATATCCAAAAACTTTTATTATGCGAAACAACTCACAACCACAGCAAGATCTCTGGGGGGATTTAATGTCTGATTTTGACATTTTTAGACAATTTAAAAAATCCTACTCCTTTAAAGAACGTAAGAAATTATTGAGTTACTAACCAGTTAAGAGAAAGCTTATGAGACCTGAAGAAATTGCTTATAGCCGTGGTTATCGAGTAGATAAAAAAGGTTTAGTATATAATAAGGAAAATAACCTTGTAATACTTTCTAAAAATGATCAAGGTTATTTGATTTTTGGAACTGGATCAAGAAGATTTAAAGAAAACCTTTTTTATAATATAGCTGTACATAGATTACAGGCTTTTATGAAATATGGTAAAGAAATGTATAAGTCGAGAGTGGTTAGGCATTTAGATGAAAATAAAAGTAATAATCACATTGATAATATAAGGGTTGG